GTGATCGGTGGAATCTCGTCAGCACGTTCCGAACTACCGAACAATTTCAGCTTGACGCCTTTTAGCCAATCGACCGACATTCCGTGAATGACCATCGTTCGGACAAGGTTTGTTCCTGCTTGGCTATAATCTCGAATGTTCGACTTGTTGACCCGACACGCATCGCCCACTTCAAGCGGGTTCATCAAATGGAATCCGTTGATGTCCAGGCGCAGAGGTGGCCCGGTGTACATGTCGCGCAGCGACGTAAGCAACTGCCGCAATACCTGTTCGGTAAATCTCGTTCCGGCGAGGCCGCGAAATCCCATTCGTTTTTCGGTTGCCTGTCCGTGCTTTGCGATGGATGCTGAATCGACAATGATGGTCGATCGAAGGAATCGGTCGCCGTTCCAGTTCCAATCAACACGCAGATTGTTCTGCATCGATTCCATGTCGTGCACAAGATTGCTAGATCCTGTGACGTTCGAATCATCGATGTCGAACTGATACGGCGAGTCGGAAAGCGACGGCACCATGCGCTTCAATCCGAGTTGGCCGTCAGCATAAACTGGCGAGAACAGCCCAAGCAGCAAATAAATTTCCGTTTCTAGGAATTTTTTCGCATCCTGCTTTTCGATCCCATCGAAGCGCAAGACAATCGCCGCAGTGTCGTCAGTCGGCACCCAAAGATCGTCGCCTATGGTTTTGAAGTCCAGCAACCGAACAAATGCTGCAGGCACATTCGCGTGCCAACTGCTCGGCAGGACGTTAGCAGTTCCCTCAATTATCCCGGTCAGGATCGCGTACGCCGCTTTGACAGCAGGCAACTCGAGGTAGACGTATTCCTCTACCTTGGGCCTGCGGTCGCTCAGGCTGGCCGGATCGACGTCCACAGCCTTTTTTATTGATCCCAATACACCGCGAGTAACATTGGTAAAGCTATTGCCGACGATATCGGCAACCGGGCAACGAATGATTTCCTTTGTCTGGTCGATCCGGATATAGATAACGTCCTGGCTCGGCGCATCGGTATAACTTGTGCCGTGAAAATTGCCCTCGAACCCAAACAGGTCCAGCACCGGAATGGTGGTCGTAACGTCAGTGATCGACGCAGTAAGGTATGTCAGGGCAAGGTCGAATATCTGCTTCTTCGTTTGCCGCTGAATATCGGCGCATTTTATCGAGTAACGGCCCTCTTTGGTCTCGACACTTTGAATGATCTGCGTCTGAAATAGCACAAAGTTATCGAAGTCCGGATTGTCGTCGGTGCTGGTGACTGTCAGAATTCCCGCGCCGTCCTGCTCCGATTTATAGCCTACATAAAATTTTACGGTACGCCCGCGCAATCCTGTGTTATTGACGGTGAGCCGCGTTCGCACGACATTCGTAAATGCACTCGCGAGGTCGAGAACATCGAACGACATACTGCCAATGGTCGCGTTAGCGCGATCCGGATTCAGCGTTTGGCTGGTCGCGCTGATTCCGATAAGCGCATTTTGCAGGATTGGCAAAGCGGAAGGCACATTCGCGATATCGTCGTGGGATGTGATGTGCTGCAAAGTGCCATCGAAATCGATACTGACGACATAGCGCGGTTGTTTCGCGGCATCTACGTTGTCAGTGGCAAATAGTGTGTTATCAGCTCTCACGGATCACGAACCCGTACCGGTGAAATTTCTTTCCCACCTCGGTCTCCGCAAAGTTTTGCGACACCATAATGCACGACACCGGGTTATCCGCGGCGGCACTGGTACCGTACCGATCAAAGGTGAATGTTTCCGCGTTTTCTACCGACGCGAGAAATTCAAGCACGTGCGCCTCGATCAAACTGCGCGGCTCGATCAATTCGGTTGAGCAATTGTAGTGCTTTTCTCTACGTAGCAGCAACGATTCGACTGATCCACTGAGCGACGTATTTCGTCGCGTCTGGGGGCGGCGCTGCAATCGTTTCGACACCAATCGGAAGTCGCGAGTGACACTTTGGAGGTTGACAGTTCCCGGTGCCAATTCCTGCCGCGCAGTGTATGTGAAAATGCTCACCCGTTTGCCCCCGCTAGTAATTCTGCGTTTCGACCTTGACCGGAAACGATAATTACGTCGCGATTTTCCGATGCCTCCCGAAGCGCGTCAGCCAGGGCGTCAATCGCATCGGGCGTGATCCCGAACAGGTTGGGAAATATCAACTGCACGACACCTTGATTGCGTGCAGCGGATCCGCCACCGGTTTGAGTGGAGTCGCTCACAACATCGCCACCGCCGCCGAATTCCCCTGTGCCGAATCCTCCACCTCCGCCTAACCCACCTATACCACCTCCCCCGCCAACACCGCTCACGCCAGTCAACGCAGTCGCGGCGATCAACCCGATTTGTGCAGCGCCAAAAGCCTGAATCGCAGCCGCAGCGGGCGGTCCCGCAATAGGTCCGAGTTCTGCCAATGCTTTGACCGAAGCGGCAGCGGTATTTTGGACAGTCCTCGCAATCGCCAAACCCTTTTCGACCAAAAACAATGCGCGAGCGACGATTCTGTTTTTCCCGACCAGGGACTGCAAAATCTGAATGCTGGTCCTGGCAGTGGCTTGTCTTAATAGGATTGTTTGTTGCGCGGCTTGTGCTTCCAATTTGCCAGCAACGATAAGTGCTCGCTGTTCTTCTCGGGCCTCTTGGAATCTCAATCTACGTTCCTCTTTGCCACGATTTAGCGCAAGAGCAATGATGGCCGAGTTTTTTTCCTGCTCCAATTCTAAGCGTTTGTCGAATCGTTCTTGGTCGGCGGTGGTCTCAACTTCCTCCCGCTTAATTCGGGCTTCTTCCATCTGTGCAACACGTTGTTGCTCAAGTTGTCTGTCAGCATCCAAAATGATTTCGGCGCGACGTTTTTGTTCATTTTCCACTTCTTTAAGCCGCGCCTCTGCTGCCGCCTTTTGTAGTTGCAAGGTTGGCCGCAAGAATTGGGTTTTCTGTATCTCCTTTTCGATCTCCGCCAACGCTTCCTCCTGTACTTGCACCCGGACTTCCAATTCTATTTCGCTCAGGCCGCGCACATTCGAGACCAAAATGTCCATTTGTTCAAGCAGCAGCGCCATCGCGGGAATGAAATCTCTGCGAATGCTCACAATGAAATTGGCAGTGCTAGTACTCGCGGCTTGCATACCAGGCGCGAACCTTCGAGCAAGGTCAAAGCCAACGCCCTTGACACTCTCGCCCAAGTCGGTAAATGCGTCGTTTGCGTCCTCGACACCTTTAGCATCGACAGCGGATATTGCAGTGCCGAATCTCTTCGTCTTCTCTTCGGCTTCCTCGAATCCAGCAGAACCCGCTTCCAAAGTTCTGAGCAACGCGGCACCGCGACCTCCGAACAATTCGTATGCCGCAAGCACTTTTTCAGCCTGAGTATTCAATCCCTTCATCGCATCAGCGATCAATCGGAATTGTTCATCAGGTGATTCCCGTGCCAGTGTCTTCGCTTCGAGGCCCAGTTTTTTAAGGGTATCGACCGCGAGGCCTGTGCCTTCGGCCGCTTCCGCGACAACGCGGGTAACATTGATAAGGGATTTTTCCAGAGTCTTTTGCTCAACTCCGGTTTTGGCAGACACCAATTGCAGCGCCGCTAATTTCTCGGTCGTGATGCCAAGTAACTGCGATTGCTTGGCCAGCGCATCGATCTGTCTCAGGCCGTTCCGAGTCAGTAACGCAAGGCCCGCAGCGGCACCGGCGAGCGCGACACCACCAAATTGCCCGAGCCTTCTATTGACGGCACTGAACGCGCCCTTTGTTCTATCCCGCGCAGTTAATTCGATTTCTGCTTTGTTGCGTCGAGCCATCTTTTGTGCACCGGGTATGGCGATTCGCCCTTGATAAGCAAGTATGCCATCCAAGCGTCAAATTCGGTAGTTGGCAGGTCCCGGACGTATTGCAGATTTCCGCCCCATTTGTCAGCCAGCCAGTGCTGAGCAAAGAGCGTATTGCTACTCGTTATTTTTTTTTAGTTCCTGTTCGAAGGACTCGACATCGCCGTTTAGTTCGACGCAAATCTTGCCAATGATTTCGCTCGGTTCGTTCATCAGCGCGGTTTTGTCGATCAGCGAGAAGTACAGCTCACCGGAACTGTCACGGCACTGCATAATCATTTGCATCACGTTCTGCTCAGTGTTGGTCGGGTATTTCCCTTCCAGCTCCATCACCTGACCAGTCGTGAGCGGGTAAGCAAAAAGCAACAGCGGTTTTTTTTCGGTTCCGAAATATGGCACTTTGATGCAGCGCGCTTTTTTCAATGCCATGCGCCTTACGTGTTCTTTGCCAAACGGAGTTTCGTCCGGGTGCATAATTTCAGGATCAGTCATTCCCCACCTCTAGCAGATCGCGCTGGTGTTACGGCACGAGGTCCCGAACAACAGCGCCAGATGAAAGCGCATAGTTGAATGTCTGCGGCAAAATTTCATCGATTGCGCCCGATGTGCCTCGCCCTGTGATTTGCACGGTTAATGTAATGCGCGGATTGGCGCTTGTGTTTCCTTTCGGGAACAGGATCAACACTCCGCTTGCGCCCGCATCCATCGATTCCTGCACGGCATCCGCTTGATCGTAATGCACCTCGATATTTCCTGTCGCGCCGGGGAGACCAGCCTTCGAGGTTTTATTCGCATCGCCCATTGCTGTGTCGTCAATGGGTTCTGCGCTTTCGTCGAGCGACCAAGTCTTTAGTTCGGTGATCGCGCCAGCCGCAAAGCTGAGTGATCCAGAATTGCCTGTTGCAGTGGGCATGTCGTTTCCTTTATCGAGCTATACCGGGCGTGCCTTTCCTCGTCCGGTAAGTGTACAGAAATTCCAGATCGATTGCGCCGTGCGGCTGATCCGCGTCCTCGCCCGACATTGTCGTCGTCGTTTCCTGAATGCCGTGGTAGATTTTAGCCAAGTCTCCAACCAAATCAAGCTCGTCCAGGGCTGTTTCGACTTCGAACGCGATATCGTCCAGCTCGTCTTCCAATCTGTCGCTGATCGCAACAAGTCCATGCACCATCAGGGTGACATCGCGCATTGATTCGGTGGGCGAGTCTTCACGCGCCGATCCTTCAGTCGGCGTGTATATGCAGAGTCCGGGCAATTTTGCTTTGGTAAGCGGATAAACGCGTGACTCGAATACCCGACTGTCAGTGGTGGCAAGTCCCTGCAGGGCAGCAATCGCGGCTTTGCGTATCTGCTGGCGAACGTGCTTAGCCATTGGCCTGTAATGTCATTGTTGTCATTCCGAAGCCGTCAGGTTCCTTTGTGACCACCGTTCCCGAAAACACTGTGCCGTCCTGTCGGGTGATATCGATTGGTTCGCCCTCCACAACGTCTGCCGGTATCTTGACTGACTGGCACATGAATACCGGGTCGGTGGTTTGAAGTGGCACCGGGCCGACGCCCTCGACAAATTCAGTGCGTTCGTCAAACTGTCCTGGGATTTCTAAGCCCCGAATGGTAGCCAACTCCGCGTCGTCGAAATATGACGCCCGATCTGCTTCTGATTCAATAGGAGGCACAGGCAATTACTTTACGTGTGGTTGGACGCTCGGCGCAGTTGGATCGACCAGAATCTTGCCGGTCTTCGGGTCTTGGCCGCGATTCTTGCAGCGTTTTTGCCAGGCGGTTTTTTCTTCCGCGTCAGCCTCGTAGCCCGGCTTCTGCCACCGACCGCAAACCCGAATCATTGGTAATCGCACCGGTCGTGCGGGCGCTGCATCTTTTGCTTTGTTCGCCATTTCTCCACCTCTGTTAATTGTGGGGCGGGCCAAGACGGCCCGCCCCGTTCCCACGTTCAGTGTCATGCTTCCCCTGGCAGTGTCCGATTACAGCGTATCGTTCTCGAATGCAAATGACGCGGCGTGTCGCACCGCAAAGTCAGTCGTCCAGAAAGCGATAACCCGGGTGTTGGCTCGCGCAGACAGCGTGTACGGATCGATCAGCACATCGAGTCCGCCCCACGATCCTTGCAGAAGGTCGGACCAGTTAGCGAAGAATACATCGCCATCGGTGACCTGGTTCGACACTTCGGTTCGGTGACCGTTGAGCGTATTGCCCGGCTCCCAAATCGTGAGGCCCGTTGTCGCAAATTTCTCTGCGGTTTTCAGGCTTCCGCGCATTCCGGTATCGACGGCATAGGCGAGCGTGTTGACCAGGGCGTTAGCCTGGGCAACCACTGTCTCAAGCGACACGACTTCGGCAAAGGTTGGTACCGCGGCAGCGAATGTGCCGGGTGCACCGATGCCTGCCGTATTCGCAACACCGGTCGGCTGTCCACCAGCACCGGTGCCGTAGAGTCCAGCCAAGTCGACGGCAATCGCAAGCACCGTCGCGATATCGCTTCGCACTAGCGCCTCGATTGCAATGCTCGACTGTAAGAGCAACTGTCGTGTGAAAATCGACAACGCGCCGACATTGCGCGGAATCAACGTGACCTGATCCAAGGTCTGCGTTGCCTCGGTGATATCGGTTTCGTCTGTCGCCAGCCAAAACGCCGTGCCACCTCCGGTCAATCGCGGGATAGCAACGTCACCGTCAAGCCCGTTCAGCATCGTAGAGCCGAGCGCAGCCAGGATCATCCGGTTACGCAATAGATCGATAAAGGAGCCTGCAAGCAGGTCCTCAGCGATCACTGACGCGCCGGCGACGACCTGGGTCAGTACACGTTCCTGCATGATCGCCCGGATAGCCTGAACTGCCCGCCAATCCCTCGCGGCCATCGGGTCGCTGTACAGCAGAATGTCATTCGGGATGATCAGCCCGCGCTGTTTCCGGTTCTGCTTTTTAGCTTCCTCGCCAGCGGTCTTGCAAACCTCCAATTCAAAAGCGGCTTCCTTGATGAACTCGGGCTGATCGTGCCCGTATGTTCGCGCACGTATCAGGCGCAGGAACTGAAATCGCTTTTTTTCTCTTTCGTTCAAGCCGATATTTACGTCTTCGTCGGATCGTGTTTCCGGCGTGTAGCGTTGCGCGCCCGGCAGTGCATCGAGCAGTAACGCGTTAAATTCGGCAAGCGATTTGTTTTCAGTTATGCACTTCGTTGCCAATTCCACTTGCTTGTACTTTGCGCCGACTTCGGTGATTAGTTTGATACGAAGTTGTTCGGCTTTCCGCACTTCGGCGGCGTCGACCACGGCAGGCACGACAGCGACAGCAGGACCGACGACGGTCGTACCCGCAACGAACAACGATCCGTCTTGTCGCTTCGCGGTTCCGGCAGCAATCGAGGCGCGTTCTTGGTCGGTTTCGGCAATCGGGTTGCCGTTCACATCGAATTTCATTGTCTTCGTTTCCTTTTCAGGTAGGTCAATAATAATCGTGTCGTGTCCCTCGCTCGATCCCCCCTGCCATTCGCGGGCTTCCCGACCCACGCCGACAGAAGTATCTGCGGGCATTGACACAAGCGACACCTCGTAAGGTTCCCAATCGGTAGCACGGTAAACGTCAACCGAATCGTCGCTGGCTTCTTCGAGTTTCATCCGATGAATGCGATAGCCCACGCTAACGCAGCTACGAATTCCGTCTTCGATATCTGACAAGATTGCGTCGCGTTGTTTTCCTTTTCCAAAGCGAACAACCGCGCGTCCGACGCGGTCTTTGTCAATCTTCGCAGATTCAATCGTGCCGATATGTTCTCGGCTATCGTGGTTTAACAGCAAAGGCCCCGTTGATCGAAGTCTATCCATTCGAACAGAGCCAGTGCTGTGATCCAAAATTTCGTCGCCCCACCATCTTGATACTGGCTGTTCGCTTGAAAATGCAAGTTCGACGGTACGCGCGTCCATGTCCAGAGTATCGCGGTCAAAGTATCCGATTCGATCCAATCGAGTTGTTCGAATTTTTCGCGTGTTCTTTTTTACTTTGTCAGGCATAGCAATCTTTGATCCTTGCGGATGTGCGGCTTCGCAATCTGCCTTACTGTCGTAAACACACGCGCCATTCTCGCCCCACCTGTACTTGCCATTCTCACATTTAAGACACGGCATCCTGCTGCTCGGTTAAATCGCTGACCGTGCTTTCCAACAACGTAAGCCGGTCTTCAGCCGAATTGGAGTCGAGTTTAGCATCAACTTGCGTGGAATCAATGCCGAGCGTCACCATTAGTTTGTTTTCGCTGGCGATTTCCTCGAACACTTCGGTCGGTTGGCGCCCGCGTTTCCGGATCCGTTCAGATCTGCTCATGGTCAAATCTTTCTGTTGCACGCTATCTGCGTTGGTGTCTTTTAGCGGGTCGATCCAATCCCAACGGCGAGGTTGCCACTCGTGTTCGAGAAATTTTTCCAGGCGTTCGAACGGCAACGGTTTACCATTTCGGTTTGTGATTGCGCCCGCCTGCAATCCCGACTCAAGCCAGGTGCCGAAGATCCTGTCGAATGCTTCTTCGATCAACCATGCTTGTAGGCCCATCCACACGGCCCGTTCGCTCAATGCTCCCTGGCGCAGACTTCCAAAACTCACACCTTCAAGGTCTTGTGCAAATTGGTTGTACGACTCTCCGAGCGCAGCAGCGATTCCACGCAAGTTGGTTTTCACGAAAGCCGGGTATATTGCATTCGGGTGATCGGGGTTAAAGCCAGTAAACACTTGGCCCTTTTTCAACCGACCGATAACGCCGGGTTCGAATACTTCGAGTAAATCATCGTCATCCGCGTCGTCTTCGTCGTCGTCACCTGTATATCCGGTGCCATCATCAGCCTCGGTAATAAATCCCATTTTGCTGGCACCGCCGCGAGCAGAAACAAGTTCGGCCTCTTCGTACTTGCCTAGTTGATTGAAACGCAACAATGCCGGATGAATCCATGGGACGCCGCGTGTCTGCCAGATGCCATCGTTCAAGAACAGATGAATGATTTCATTGCTTGGCACTCGAATATATTTGCGCCCGGTCGATGTGTGAATAAAAAACTCTACGTCGCGCTCACTCGCGAGAATGTGATAGGCGACCGGGAATCGGTTGGCGTCGTACTCGACACCCATTCGCACAACATTTCCGGCAGCAACATGTACGCCACTTGCGCCGCCCGGCCCGATTCCCTCTGTGTTTAGGTTTACATCGACGCTACCCGGCTCCATGAGGCGCAATGCGTAACGGTACGGATTCACGCGCTCGCCCTTGCGTTCCCAAATAAAAACCTCGCCATCCAGCGCGGCCGATCGAATCACCAGTTTGCAAAAATTCTTGAACCCCATACCGGACAATTCGGGTCGGCTTTCTTTTGTCTGCCAAATTTTCCAATGACGTTCGATACTGTTTTTTGCTTCAACGTCAACCTCAGTGTCGCTGTCCATCGGTTTGCTGATAAGTTGAAATCCTTGAGCTCCGACGACGTTCTCCTGCAAGTCGCGCAGAAAGCCTTTGTAATAACCATTATTTTGCGCTTCCTCCCTGGACCGGGCGCGTAAGGCGGTAAGGCCACCGCGAATATCAGTGTCGATCAATGCGGGTTGGGTGATCCAGCCCTGTTGCAAGCGACCAATCTGTGCAGCCAAGTATTTTCGCGCAGCGCGGCTCGCGGTTTTCTTCGAAACGGGGAGTAGCTTTTTCAGCTTTTTAAGGAACGGCACTGCTGAACCTCGCCTTTACGTTGGCATGGGATTTCCCGCCTGATTTCCTTCGTGCCTTTTGCCTTTCGTCGCGGACCTCTGAACGCAATTGCGCTCGCCAATCGTTTAGTTCATCAAGGGAATACCTCGACAGGGCGCGGCCATTGAGCGAATAACTGGTTTGGTCCTTTGTGGCCTTCCCTTTTAGCAGCGCCTCGATGGCCTCCAAAGCGATTGCCGCATAACTGCGTCGATCGACACCGGTTGTATCGGCAGATAAATCCGGGTCAACATCAAGGATGCCGCGTTCAAGCGTGTGCGTACTCGTGCCATCGGTGACTTTCTTCGCCCAATCGTAGTGACCTTCTTCAAGGTCGGTGGTGACGATAGTAATCCTGTGATCCGCGCCGACAGGCGCATGGCCGCTTACGAATTGCGCATCCTTGCTAGTAAAGTTGTACGTAACGACCCACGATGCAGTCGCGGGAAAGTCGTCGAGCGTTTCATCCCAAGTAATCGTGTCCCCGACAGTGATTCGGCGTGGCAGCGCAACTATTTCGTGCATTGGCATTAGCTCAAGCCTCCAACAAAGTCAGAGCGACGCTTGCGTCTTTTTTTGCGCCGCTTCTTTTTGGGTTTTTCATCGTCGCCGGTTTCCGCTTCTTCCGGTGGCTCGGATTCTAGCCTTTTTTGCAACGCACTCCAAACAGGATTAAGTATGGCAAGCGTGGCGAACTGATACACCCGAATATCTAACGGCTCATTCGCAACGCCGGGTGGTTTCCGCCACACCAATTTCGGAAAGCCTTTCGTGTAAACGGTGATCGCCTTTTCCGCAGTCAGACCTTCGAAAAATGCTTCCGTGTAATCCATGTGAAAATGGCAGTATCCCGGCCCTGGCCGGCGCAATTTCAGTCTCGCGTAAATGCTCGATTTCGCCTGATCTGTCCCGACTGTGTATAGGTCAACGGGCATTCCAGGGATGGTCGTTTTTTTCTTGGTTGGCGGCGACGCGATTGGCACTCCTTCACCGCCCCGACCTTTCATCGCCCAAATACGACGATGCGATCGCTCCGCGCAGAATCGATACACGGTATTAGTCCGGTGTCCCGAATCGATCCCGGTCGCGGCAATCTTCAATATGTGGCCGGACTCATGCTTGTAGGTCACCTCCAATCGCTCCGCGAGCTCAATCCACACATCGTCAGCTTCCGTGTCACCCGGAATTTTCCAGTGGTCGATTCCCCACCACTCTTCGCCGCGCCCGAAGCCCGCGACCTCGCCCTCAATCCAGTTTTTCTGTATGTCGATTCCTGCGATCAGGAGTAGAACATCCTTCGGCACCTGGGCAGCGTAGCGTTCGCGTCGATTGAAAAGTACATTGCTTGACAAAGTTTCGCCGCTTTCCTCCCACGATTCAGCAAGGACCGTGTTCACGAATGTTTGCAGCTTGAGTGGGTTTTCCTTTGCCGAGTAAAAGGCCGCAACGATTTCGTCCATTGTTGACCAGGGAGAGTAAATCTCCCAGATAGTGAACGACCGATGCCCTGTCGCGCCTTTCTCGTTCGTGGCAATCCAGCCGCCGCCCTGGACGTCCTCGGCGCGAGCAACATTCTTGCGCTTTTGCGCTTCGTTCCAATGCGCCTTGCAATCGATGCACTCGTAATAAGGATCGATCCGTTTATCGCCTCGTTTGAATTTAACCTGTTTCCAGACCAGTTCTTGACAGTGGGCGCACTTATGGCAAGGCACAAAGTATTTCTGCATGTCACCAGCCTTGAATCGCGCTTCGATTCGACTCAATCCTTTGATTGTCGGAGTCGATGTGTCGATGCGCTTCTTGTTGTAAAACGTCTGCGTTCGTTTGAATGCCAACTGCTCCGGGTCGCCCTCTTCGCCCGCACTGTACGGGAATCGATCAACCTCGTCGCACAACACGACTCGAATTGGTCGCGAACTCAGCGAGGCGGGACTATTCGCGCCACTGATTGTAACGTGGCCGCCCGGAAACGATTTATGCAGTACGGTGTTCTCTTTTTTTTTCGATCCGGACTGAGCGACTTTTGTATCGAGTCCACTGTCACGGATCATTGGGTCGAGCCGATCCTTCGAGTACGCTTGTCCGATTTCCTTTGTCGGGAATACGAGCATGACCGGGCATGGGTCTTCGTCAATATGAAAGCCAAGCACGTTGTTTAGAACTTCTGTTTTTCCGACCTGGGACGAGGTCATGAAAGTAATGTCTGTTGCATCTTCGTCGCAACACGCATCCATCATGCCGCGTTGGTACGGCGCACGACTATTCGACCAGTTACCCGGTTCTGCGCTGCTTTCGCTTGACAGCTTTCGGCTTTTTTCTGCCCACTGGCTTATCGTCAAGTCGGGCGGTGGTGCCAGATAGGAACTGCTCAAGGTTTCCGAAATGCTTTGCGGGAGGTTTGTACTCAGATAATTCTGCCAGACATTCATGTACCGCTTGCTGTAAAGCGGACTGGCATTTGCGGAAGCTGTTTTCATGTTGGACAAGCGGCGCTGTCTTTTTTGGCAGATTCAGAAGTTTAGCGCGAAATGCGCCTGTCATGTGATTCCAACTGTACGCAACAATATCGACCGGGATCAAATCGCCAGCCAGCGTCGCCGCTTCCATGATCGACTTGTCGGCATCAGCGCGCATTTTTTGTGTGCGGGCATCGCCGTAATCAGTTTCCCCTGCGACTTGCGTTCCCTCACGATCCGCCTTTAAAAAAACGATGTAGCCCATCAGGGAATCGATAAATCGATACCGCCCGCGTGCCTCTTTGAAAATGATTCCATCGGCCGCAAGAATCTGAATGTAACGCTCAGTCACTCCGAAAATATGAGCGAGCACTTTCCCGGTGACGTTTCTCTCAGGCCCGGCCATCTATACACCGGAGATTGGCACACGGACGACCGGGTTGATGTCCCAATTCATGCGCTTCTTCTGATTGACTTGCCCGCCCTGTGTGTCAATCCGAACAATATCGCTGCCCCACTTCTTTTGCAAAAGCAGGAATTGCTTTCGCTCGCGATCCATCGTCCGGTAAGTCGCACAACCACCGACATTGGTGTGCTGGCAGCAGACGTAATGGTACATATTGAAACGCAATGTGCGCCGGTATTTGTTCAGCACTTGCAAACTGAGGTCGTAGTCTTCTTTGAGCGGCAACGATTCATCGTAGCGTAAATCCATGTTGATGAATCCCTGGACCGGGCCAAGCACAACCGACCGAAACGCAAACGGCGTGTACTCCCGATATGCGCCTTTATCCGGCAATAGATTCATGCCCCACATGCGAACGCCCAATTGTCGGGCAAGATTGAAAGCCTGCTCGATAAATTCCATCGCTTCGTCGGTGTCGATCGCGTGATTCTCTTGCTGATTCCACCGACCGAAACGGCGAATGTCGTCGTCGAGAATCAGAACAGGGTTGAAGTGGTCGAGAATGTAATTGCGTACGCGGCAGACGTTGCCCTGGACATCATTCGGCACGACAATAATGCGCCTTCCTCGTTGCTTGTACGCTCTCTTTTCGGACTGTGCAACGACATAGGTGCAGGCTGGTAGGTACTCTTGAGTGGTGGCAGATTCAGCGCGGCGGTAAGACGGTGAGAGTATTTCAAGTTTCATTGTCGTCCGTGTCTAAATCTAGGCCCGGTATTTCTTCGTCAATATCCCTCGTCGCGACTTCCGGATCACCATGTTGCACAGTTTCCGCAACAGGCGGGTCTATGTAGTGCAAAAATCTTTTCCGATTAACCGCCTCATCCGCCTCGTCCGTGCATTCGACGTACTCTGCGCCTTTGTCGAATCCGCCGATATAGATTTCGGTTCGACCATCTGCAAAAACTCTGTGCAGATTTCCTTTCGCGTCCGTGTATTCTCTATTTTCTTTTTTGACTGACATTTTTCGTAACCCTCCGGAGGTACTTGGCACCATCTACAACACGCCCAATGCCCTTGCTCCACGGTTTTCCGTTGCACCGTTTACTGTAGACCGACTTCAATCGGAAATGCGTGCGCGCATTCACCCAATCAACGTCATTGTCGAAATATAGCACAACATAATTCCTCGACTCCAAAAGTTCCTGGCTGAATTCGATCTTGCCGGCAACTGGCACAGCCTCTTCTGCCGCTCCTAGCAGTTCGTCTAGCTCGTCGTCGGTGAAGGCTGTCGATTTCCTTTGCTGCGGTTTCAACGCAAGCAGTTCTTCCGCGAGTTCGTTTTCAAGCCAGAAGCTGTTTTCATTAGTGCGATTGTCAGCGATCCGGTACGCACGAATTTGCGCCTTCGTCAGATGGTCGCAATCTGTAACCGGGACCTTCGAAAGCCCGAGAAGCAAACTAGCAGAGTGCCGCGTATGTCCGACAACGATCACCTTGTCTTTGTCGGCAACGATAGGTTGGTTGAATCCGAAATCCTGAATGCTCTGCGCCACCGCATCGATGGCCTTCGAGTTGTCACGCGGATTTCTGTTGTACGGCGTGAGCGACTTGGGCGAGAGCATTCTTATTTTCATTTCAGTCCTCGTCAGTGGATTTCTTGCGACGCTGGTATTCGTAGCAGCCAAATGGCGCACCGATCATTTCCGATATTTGCATACATGTCGTGCATGGGCGATCAGACCATCGATGCTGGTCGGCTACAAATAGCCCCAACGCGGCGCGAGCAACGATACTGGCGGCAGCTTTTATAATTTCTTCGGTTTCATTTGCCATCAGATTCGTTATCACAGTTCTTGCACGTTGATCCAGGTGCGGCGGGAATAGTTACCGCTGTGTGAAATCCCATTAAATTGCTGAGTGCAACAATCTCGCCGGCATGACGCGCACAGCAGTTCACAGGCCCGGTAGCCCAATGAGCAACATGGGTAGCTGGATATTCGATTTTGGTTTCTTCGGTCATTAGTTATCCTCGTCAGCGTAGCAAATAAACCATCGGCGGAATGCCGAGGCCGCGCACCCGCGCTTTTTCAAATCCCTGCGAGAGCATGAATCGGTTGAACTCTGCGCGACTGTATTCCGTATGGGCGTGATTCTTTTCCGATTTCCCGAACGGCGCGTAAACGATCACCAGCCGAAAATTCTGAATCCATCGGTCGAGCCACGATTCGAGATCGCGAATGTGTTCGAAAACGTCCGAACTGTACAGCCAATCGACAGGCCGCATCCAGCGAATAGCGACCTCTTTGCTCTGTTTGAATAGATCGACAACGCGCACGTTTTGCACCATTGCAAGGCTCGCCATTTTCTCGATCATTCGCAGCGAACTCCGATTAATTTCCGCCAGGAAAGCGCAATCGAATCCTAGTTTCGCAAGCGCAACGCCGTCAGTACCGATCCCTGCGCCGACTTCGCAGAAGCGATTCATGCCAAGTTGCCTTGCAATGGTCCCTGCATGAATCACTCGACGCAATCTCTGCCCATTACGTTCCTGATGCCATGCCGCGACTTCTTCTGCAACCAGCAACGAATCACGATAGAAAATTCGGTATTCGTCGTCCGTCTTCGGCGCAAAAATATCCCATTCCGCACTGAGTTGCGCTTCGGCATCCGGTCGCGGTGAATAGCCGAACAGAATCTTAAACGCAACGCCGGTATTCAGATACAGGTAGCGAATCAATTCCGGATCGAGCAGATCCTTTTGGAACTGCACTTCGGTCATTTAACTTTCACGTCCTTCAGCTCGGGCCAAACCGGCCTCTTGTCAATTGTCGCCGTCATAGGTTTTCGACCCCGTCACAAGTATGCCAATCTGCCTTGTTGGCCCTCAGACCATCGAACAATATTTCGCAGTTAATTTGGCAATCGAGTTTGTTTGAATGTCCCTGACTCGAACAACCTATTATGTCGCCATTGGTTGCCTTCAATTTCCAGCGCCACTTGGCAGATTTGTCGCGGTACATTGTAAACTTCATGCAGGAATACCTGTAATTTTGAACTGTATGAAAGCTGCGATCCGTAGGTTTACCCATTCCACTTGAAAGGTATTGGTGTGATTCCATGAGAAATCGCCCTGCACGTAACGACGCCCGAGTGGATCGGTCTTGATTCGATCTTTGTGCTTGCCGTGCTTCTTGTACCAAGCAACCGATAATTCGCATTGTCGCGCCCAGGTAAGGCTCTGCAGAGTTGTCATCTTCTAGCCCTCGATGTCTCGCCTGATTTCCTTTTTCGATGCCTTTCTGGATTCGGGCAGGTTCTCCAATGTGCGATGTGTTCACCCCAAATAAATTTGGTATCGCTTGCCTTCACAGTCTCTGCATTTATCGGCATCCATTTTTGCGCCTTTGTTTTGAACCAAACTATTGCAGCGCCGCAAGACCAGCAACGTTTAATTCGTTTGGCGTGTCTCTGTCGAAGCTCCTCAATAGTTGGTGCGTTCATGCCTCTCAGATATTCATCCCGCTTTTCGATTTCCTTCGTAGGTTTTTCCAATGAAATTGCACCCGACCGCACAACCAGGCGCTCCAAAACCATCGATGCTCGTGCCTCACATAATTCGAACACGAATGCACAAGCCGAATCCGCCGACGTCGCGGGCGCGGCTTCGGTAACGGGAGACCCTTAAACATTGTCAATCCAATCGATTGCCTTGCCTTCTCGTCTCGTGCGATAACGGGTTCGTGCATGTTCCGGCGCATCGTAGGTGAGGTGGCATCGCTGGCACCAATGTTTGAGATTATCGTCGTCGCAATTTTCCGGCGTGTGATCCAGATGCGCCACGGTCAGAACTACGTTCGATCCAGTGATCGGGTGCGGTTCACGATTCGCTGCCCGACAATCCGGATATGCTGGCGATCCCTCGCATCGATCACCGGATCGCTTTCGAATCCGCTCGCGAATGTCCGGCCAATCGTCCGGATATCTAGCGACATTTTCGGGCCGGATCGGCACCACTTTTCTCCATCGCTGGCCACTCCAACCCACTAAAAGCGCGGTGTCGTGAAATGTGCAGATATCGTCCGGACAATCCAAGCTCGGCGTGACGTAACCATGTTCGGTGATTCATGGTCGAGCCGATATTCTTTGTGGCAACCAGGACAACTGACCAAAACAAACGTGCGTCCCTTCACAGTCCACTTACGCCAACTGTGGATTGACCTCATGCTGCAGGCGGTGCGTCCCGCATCGGCCCGCCGACTGACGGCACGGTGCCTGATCCGACATCGGTGGCATTCTCTTTAACGTTTTCCAATTCTGTTTGATCGAACCACTGACCCCTGCGGTGTTCGCCATCCTTTGACACAGTTGGCGATAAAAGGAATTGCGTACAGCCATTTATATATTCGCTCTTCCCGGTAACGATACCATGGAATCCGGTGATCTTGTTGCGCACTAAGTCTGATAATTTCATTTCGATTTCCTTTGATGTGGTGTTGCCAACGTCCCTCCCGTTTTCGCCAACGTCATCGCCAATCCTTTGCGAAGCGAACTCGCCGCCCGAAACAAGAAACTACAAAAACTCGGCAACTCCGAATTACC